CTTCTAACTGGGTGGTCCATTTCTCCTTAGCCCCTGTTAATGGGAAGCCTGGAGAACTCTTGAAATTAATGTGTTCCATACCCTTACGTCCAGGTATGCCGTTAATACATTGCAGAGGCGTTAGAGGAACGCATCTCTCGTACGCTAACTCGGTTTGAAAGAGTGGTGATATCTGGTTGTAGTAATCCATAATACTCTTATGGACTAACTCACCAGGAAAACCAAGACATGGTTTAGCCACTTTACACATCGTGTCATACCATGGTTTCCAATAGCCTTCACCTTCTTGTGTACCTTTAAAAGCAGGTGGTCCCCACTTGTTCGAATAACCAAAAATTTCAGACACATCTTGAGACCATGGGTGTTCGACAACATGACTTTTTGGCGTAACACCGCCTTCACAACTGCCCAACACAGAGTAGGAGGGTGAGGGTATGTAGTTCACAAAAGACTTAGGGTGTACTTCATTATCAGAAATCACCCTTCGACCATAAATCACGTCACTTTCCGGACTGGGATCGAATCTTTTTAAAACACCAACCATGTGTTCAAATTTACCAATTGCATCGCTGAGTTCCTTCCTAGTAACAAAGCTCATAAAAGCCTTCTTATTAGGTCCTGATCCCTGACCTGCCGTATGGATGCCAAGGATACAAGGTCCCTTGGTATGGGCAATCCATGGTGAACCACACATGCCATCTTCAGTTCGCAACACAGTTTCAGAATTGCCGTAAATCACTTGTCCGAAAAAAATCGCCAGCATATGCCGCACCATATTGGATTTTCTGTGGCTCGCCTTCTGTACGACCGGCTAGCTGTATAACACTGCCGTCTTCAGTTCGAGTCAATAAAGTCACTACACACTGAGATACAGATTCCACTGGGAACCATTTGAGTATGTTCCGCATGCTCCCGGAATCATGAACGTAAACAATACGTAAGTCATGACCAGGTATTTTAACACTATGCGAAAAATGCACCATATGTTCTCTCTGGCGAGCATTATCATCTGGAGGCCCACTGAAAGTGGTATAATGCATCTGCTGCTTATACTCACCATTTGAATTTTTCCAATGGTGATCTACAGTTAACAAGTGCTTATCGCATAAGAATAAGCCGTGTGTCCAAGACGTCTTTTCGACCCCATTATGATCACGGCCTTCCCATCGTATACGAACCAAAGAGCGAGAGCGTATCAAATTTTGTACAAGATTATCTGGGGTAGCTGTGATAATATCACCACCCAGACTTGGTTTGACGTATTCTTTTTTCCACATATTAAAACCACTTTCTCTCTTCTCCACTTCAGTGACATTTTCTGGTCGCAAAGCAGATTCCGGTTTTATTCGAGAGAAAAAAGCAGTGAGCGCAGAACTCGATCGAGCTAGGAGTCTAAGCCCAGCATAAGCCGTTATTGACCACCCTAGAATCTTGAGGCAAGCACCAAGTTTCTCGTCTCTGATCTTCCGAATCGTCTGATGCAAGCATCCTCTTTCTTTCATTATCCTCTGATGTATGTAATACTTACACGCCGTGGCAAGCGATAAGCACGACATAATAATAAATATAATGCAAATAAAGGCAGAAAGAAGGGGGATATATCCAGACAAACACAATCCTATCACCACTAGTGTAGAACCTGTCAAGGTTGTCAACATCAAATTTGTAAAACGGTTCAGAAAGAAACGTACTCCAAATAAATAGTATATAAAGTACCACATGTATAAGCGTGGTTGTCCACTATCATGATACAACCAGCTCTGGGGCATATAAGTGGTAATCTTAGAATATGGTGAGCTCCACAACCACTGCAAATATTTGTAATATATACATGTGTCTATTAACCCACCTTCACCCACAAGTGGTCGAAATGCACTTATTACATACTGCTGCCCTCGAGCGAAACAAGCAGATATAGCGACCTCACTAGCTGAGTCTATTGTAAGATTTACAGCTTGTGATAGAATACTTTCCGGGGTTGGACAACCACAGGCACACGTTGGCATGTCGCAAAGTTTACACAGCTTAATGGGGCCTGTGTTTCTTGCGTTGTTCTCAACGCATTTCTTCTGTCCTTCATAATATTGGCGTGCGTTCGGAATATACCACTTAGCGAATTGCTGTATGGAGACCCCGCCTTGTAAGCATGGGTCTGCATACACTCTCTTGTGTATATCGGATCCATCAGCTGCCATATCATAATGTAATTTCTCAACATGAAGAATCCAAAAATCAGGCAACTCACTTTGATCAGGGTGTTCTTCCAGCCATGCATTACACTTATTCTGATCCATCATGTGAGAACCAGACACTCGAAACTCTTTTTTGACTTCAGGTCTTATTTGTAAACGAATACGCCTATATATAGAATTGGGTTTATTGGAGTAAATACCTGCCTCTAAATCTTCCTTATTTGTGGTCAAACCAACCATTTTGGGTTCCACTCGCACCTTACCTTTTTTGTGCGCTTCGGCTTGTGGTGCTGACATAGGAAAAGGATTTATGACCTCTTGGATAACTTTACATGGACTAATTTCCACAAAAGCACTCTTGGTGTTACAAACATCGTCCATAATCATGGCAATGAACTCAGATTTCCATTTGGACATAAACTTATCAGAAGGATCATACAT